ATGTCCTTTATCATAGCCCTTCTCCATCCAATCATTTATGAATAGCAGTACGTCATTGACTGCTGTCGCTAACTGTCCGTCTATGTTGTATATCGTCCCGTCTTTCCAACTCAGGTAGCTTCGACTGTCTGTGAACTCTACGCCTTCTCTAGCTACCTGTAGGACTTTACCAGCGGAACCAAATTCATTCTTCAATACCTGATACTCATGTTCAACACCACAATCGACAAGGAAGATTTGCGTGGGGTTTAGTGCCGTCTTAGGTGTCTTGTATAAGCATTTGTATAACTCCCTAATCAGTATCTCAGCCAAGTAGCCTTTACCGAGAGCCACACGGAGACACCGATCGGCATCTACTACTGCCTTTCGTGGTGTCATTCCATTAAGGAGGATGTCGTCATCCTTATACGCCTCGAAGTTATAAGGATCGAGACTGAATAATGCCATCACGGCTTCACGGACGGGGTTAATCATTCGTTCGTGCCAGCATGTGTAGTACTTGCCATCTAGGATACCATAGGGATGGCTGCCGGATACTAACTTATCAATGATCGTACTCTTACCACTATGGGGAGGGCCGTTCATCACTACTATTAGGTAGTTTACCATTGTCCACTCCTATAAAATCAGCCCGACACTTTCTGTCGGGCTGAATGGTCGCCTATTTCTTCTCACTACAACTTGGACAGTAATGTGACCATCCATCGTCTTGTTCTTGTTGATAAGTCCATTTCGCTTTCTTCATAGCTTTAAGTGTATCTGCGAACTCTTTACTATCTATCGTGAAAAACTCGCTACAATTATCACAGTGGAATGTTATATGTCGTGTACCTTTCTCTGTACGTACACTCATTGATCTCTCCACATACTATAACTAAGACTGACGCTATCGGTGATTACAGTCACTTGTTTCCTAGCGCGAGTCACGGCTGTATATAAATTCTTACGTCCTTGCGTGTACTTACTCGACTTATTCAGGACGTAGACAATCTCATCGAACTCACTACCTTGACACTTGTGCGTTGTGAGTACGTATCCGAGATCAATATTACGTAGATGTGAAGTCTGAAAGATACTCCCATTGTGTACATTCTTCTCATGTATCGTATATGGGATTTCAACCTCCCTATCACCGAAGTCAATGACACAAGCCGTTACTGTGTCTCCATCTATATGTATATCTTTGACTAACCCCGTTTCACCATTAAGCATCATACATGAGTCAGGGGGGTCAATGTAACTGTGCATCTCAGGCGTTCCATCTTCTTTGAATGCGTAGTACCTTTCAAAGAAGTCCCTCGTGTCGTATGTGTTCTCGGTACATACGACTTTATCTCCGATACCCAAAGTGATACACTTATCAGCGTGCCATTTGTGTCTCGGCGGATCGAAGGCTTTATCGGGATCAGGATTAAGAATACACTGCACTCGAACGTTGAGTTCATATGTCCCAATCCATCCCTTATTACCAGTGACGATGACCTGATTACGAATACTCTTATATATATCAGATCTTCGATATACAAATTCCTCAATCACCTTCGTAGGCATACTTGTAAACTGGATGTTGAAGTCATCCATCTTCCTTGGTATCTTACCTTTCACGATACCAAACGCATTAGCGAAGATACCAGAACCTTCACCTTGTCTGTATACATGTTCTAGCGTCACAGATGGAAACTGTTTCAAGTGTGACTGAAACGGTGTCAACTCGAAACCTTCAGCCTTGATCTTATACTCTTCGATAGGGGGGAGTTGGTTGATATCGCCAAAACAGCGTAACAAACCACCATTTGGGAGGGCATTTATCAATTGTCGATTAAGTTTATGACTAACCATCGCATATTCGTCACACAAAACTACATCTTGCTCTATCGGATGAAATTGTCTCCTTGTCGGTTCGCCTTGGGTGAGTGCTTGTCCCGTCTTCTCGTCTCGTTCGTGAGGTTTCGGGAACTCAAGTAGCTTATGTATCGTGATAGCTGGTAGTCCAGTTGCTTCTCTAATGCGGCGTGCAGCTTTACCTGTCGGCGCGCAGCAGATGACCTTGTAACCATCCTCCAGTAGAAGCTCTGCGACTCTCTGTATAATAGTCGTTTTGCCAGTACCAGCACAGCCCGTAACACTAGCAATTCTATTCTGTGGACTGGTGCAAATTTCAATTGCTTGTCTCTGTTTAATGTCAAATAGCAACCCATCATCCTGCTCTACAGGAAGGGCTGTCATCGTTCACCTATTTTGTTATATGTGTAAAGGAGTGAGGGGAGACGTTTCCCTTTAGACCGCCTCCCCTCCTTGCAACCACGTACTACTGATTAGAGTAGTTACGCAGCGACAGACAATTTAGCTTTCTTCTTGAAGAACTGAGAAACGTCAACATACTTCACATTATCATCGCCTTGAGACAGGCGAAGGATTTCAAATGCATCCTTGGACACACTGAGGATCTCAATGTTCTCACCCTTGTACACAAGGTACGTGGGCTTCATCTGACGCGGGCCACTAGAGCGTCGCGTCTTCTTGACTTCTGCCATTTTATTACTCCTGGGTTGTTTGGACATGTTATTCTCTCATGTGAGAGTGCAATATATACTAAGACGAAGCTACAACCTTGTCAATGGTCGAGCGTTTGGTACCTTCCCATGTGTCGTGCTTGACTACCACCGTAGCCTTCAATCCGACCCACTGTGTCAGATCGAGCGAGCGACCCACCGGAGGGGCACCAATATTCTGAATGAAACGCTTCAAATTGAATTTAGACATCTTGTTATTTTCAAGTGACAACTTGCGATAGATAAGCACAAGCCCGTCTGGTGCCTCTTCCAACGGATAGTCAGCGGGGAATGCGTCAGTCTGAATGTAGAACGAGACAGCAGCGTACTTCTTATTGTTACTGCTAATCTTCGCTTCAACAGCCTTAATCTCAGCTTCATACTGACCTTCTGGAAGCGGGAGAGGTGCCTCCGCGTCATCGATATCGTCCGTGAACTCAATAATAGAACCAAGTTCGTCGTCGGTAATCATGGTGTGTCCTTTTGTGGTTGACTTGATTATTGTCGTGTCAAGTGGAGGGGCTGTCAAGCCGCTATCTATAGTGTCAATTGCATCATCAGGTACAAGTGCTTGTGACGGTAATTGTTTGGTCTTTTTAGCCATTTTAAGTCTCCATTTGTTTACGTAATTTACTATATTCGACACTTCCGGGGATGGGTATCTTATTCTTATTATTATGCTGCCACATCCACCACCACTCTTTGATCCCGTCTCCCTCATTTGTATCAGCGTTATACGTATAAGGAAACTCGGGTTCTTTACTCGTCTGGAACATCCTTGTCTTCATTGGTTTTCGAGAGCGGCAAGGTCGAATTGCAATGTGCCGTCCTTTGCCTCCCACTTCGTAAACTCCCCAAACCTCGCTGAAATCGATCGGTACACTGTTGGGGAGTGTTCCGCCAAGAGCAACAGAAATGAATAGAACTGTGCCTTCGTCAGACGTAGTTGGACTGTCTTCGTGTCCGATGAAAACGCAGTGTTTAGAATACTGTCCAGTAAGGCGGAGGACATTTTTCACCAGCTTCAATGTTAGTCTGTTGCGGAATTGGTAGCTACCCGGAGCTGGGCGTTCTACCTGTGAGCCTTTAACTAGTGAAGAAGCGATCCCGGCATCAAGGGACTTATCACTAGCATTAGTAATGCTATCAATAATGAAACTATCATAACGTTGTAGAACAGCTTTCGTAAGGCCAAGCGGTTCATTTTCGTTTTTGAAAGTCTCAGTGATAGCATGTGTATTAGATGAGTAATCGAGAACATCTACATCCTCCCGATTAGCTACACTAGCAGGACCGTCAGGGTCGAAGTTAACAATCAGCTTCCTACCGGGTAGTGTGCAAGCTAATGTTGTCTTACCTCCACCCGATGGACCCCATATGAGAGCAGTAAGGCGGTTACTGCTATTCCCCGCCCTACTTATCGTTTGTCCTTTAATCGTTATTGCTTCTTCATCCATTAGAAGGGTATCTCCTCTCCATCATTAGGCACCTTCGGTAAACACAATGGAGCATTACGCTTTGCCCATCCATAT